TCTGGACGGCGAGGTCGACGCTCATCGCGCCGCCCGCATCGCCCTGGCAATCGCGCGCTTGATCCGCCGCTCGGCCCTCCTTCGGGCCAGGCGAAACCCCGGCCAGAAGAACGGCTGAGCCGGCGCGTGCGTCGTGCCGTATTCGACAAGATGCCCGTATCGCACATCGCTGTTGCCCACGGTCACCATTGCCTGGCTCTCCGGCACCAGCGTCGAGCCGCCCGGCATGGAGTAGGGCGGCGTCGATTGCCCGGCCAGGGTGACCGCGATGGATCCGACCAGGTCGCCCGTATCCTCGGGCGCCAGCGCTTCCTGCGCCTCGGCGATCTCGTAGGCGCCCTGCGCCAGCGCTGGCTGGACGGCCTGCCGCGCGGCCTTGGGGATCGCCGCCATACGCCGCTGAAAGCTGGAGAGACCGCCGTCGGACATCAGAAGGTGAACTCGCGAAACTCGGCGACGATGGCCGAGACGCCGTAGGGAACCTCGCGCAGGCTTTCGGTGACCCCCTCTCGATGCTCGTACCAATGGCCGGCGAGCTGCAAGACGGCCTCTTTCAGCGGCGCCGGGACGAGGAGTGTATTCTCATACCGGTCCGCCAGCTTGAAGCCTAGAAGCCGCTCCACGTGCTGCTGCGCCGCCTGGATCTTCCAGGCGAGAAGGCCGTCGTCCTCGTTGCCGACATCGTCGGTGAAGGCCAGTTGCCGCCTCAGCTCCTGCGTCGAGACGATCATCATGGCTTACGGCCCCGCCGCCGCCACCCGCGCGACGTTGCTGTTCACCCAGATCGTGCAGTTCAGCTTCATCACACTGTTCGCGGTGTCATAGGTTTCCGAGGAGCTGGCTACCTGCCCGATGAAATACCGCTCGGAGGGCGTGCCCCCACTGGGCGCGTCGTTGAACACCACCTTGAAGGCGTAGTCGTTCGGCGACTTCTCGGCCGCAATCATGGCGAGCTGGCCCGCGTCGGCATAGTCGATCGCGCAGATCACCTCCATCGGCGGCGCGGCGCGGGTGCCCTTGATCCGCTTCGTCCGCTGCTGGTCGATCAGCTCGACCGCAATCTCGCTCGCGGCATCGCCGAGCGTGCCGAGCGATTCGAGCGCCTTCACTTCGACCCAGACCTCGCTGGAAAAATCGCTCACGGCGACGTCGACTCCGGTGTCGATGAATTCGCCGCCGATGAAGAGCTTCGCGCCGGCGGTGGCAAAGATAGGCATGATCAGGCCCTTTCGATGACGCGGCGCTCGAGGCGCTGCTTCGTGGAGTTGTGGCAATGCCCGCAGAGCGGCTGCCAGTTCTTGCGGTCCCAGAAGAGACACTCGTCGCCCTTGTGGGGCGTGACGTGGTCGACGGTGGTCGCGGGCGCGCTGCAGATCCGGCAGGCCGGGTGCCGCGCGAGGTACTTGGCCTTCTCCCGCTCCCATCGTCCGGTATAGCCGCGGGCCGATGAACTCGGCCGACGTGCATCGTGTCGGGCCTTCCGCTCGCGGTCCCGCGCAAGCTCGCACGCGCAGCGCCGGCCGTTCGGGACGACCAGGCCGCAGGAGCATATGCGCGGAGCCCTGACCGGCATCAGCTCACCGGCGCCTCGTGCGGGTGGCCCTTCACCAGGACAGCGCCGAGCGCGATCGAGGTTCCGCCCGTCTTGGTCAGCACGGAGCGCACGTAGCGCCGATGGCCGATGTACCCGAGCCGGTAGACGCTGTTGGCCTCGAGCGTGGCGGGCACCGTGCCGGTCAGATGCGCGGCGGCGACGTCCGTGAACGTGCCGCCGGCCGTCTCGTCGCTTTCCTGCAGCTTGATGCCGAAAGCGCCCGCGCCGACGATGGCGCCGGTATTCACCACGAGGCAGGCACTCTCGAAGCCCTGCAGGTCGACGGCCGTCGCGGTGTTGTTGCCGGAATGAACCGCCGGCGCGACGAGCTGGACGGCGTCGATGTTCGGTTGAAGGGATCGCATGGTCCGTCTCCTTACGTGGTCATGTGCAGCTTGCGGAAGCGCGCGGCCTGCAGGACGCGGCCGCCGACGCGGCGGGTGGCATGGATCCGGGTCAGGCCCTTGCTCGCGAGGAGGTAGGGGTTGACCAGGATCGTCATGGCCAGCCGATCGACGATCCGGTAGGCCGAGAAGTCCCCGAAGAGGATCGGGAACTCGCCGTCGCCGATGTCGGGCATGTCGACCGCTTCGACCACGGGCCGTCCGAGGATCGTCTCGGGCTGCCCTGCCTGGAACGAGGGCTGCCAGAGGTAGCGGTTGTCGCCGTCCTTGAGCGTGCGGATCACGCCGAGCGTCGTGCCGTTCATCAGCCAGGTGCCGGCGTTGCGGTACATCGCGGGCAGGTCGTACATGAGCTCGATCAGCTTGTCGGCCGAGACCGCGCTCGCGGATCCGTTGACGACGGCCTCGATGTCCGGATGTGTCATCAGGCCCTCCGGCTGACCCGCGCCCGTGCCGTTGACGAAAGCCGCGCCCTCCTTCTGGCCGAAGTCCTCGGCCAGGGCGAGGCGCACCTCGGCCTCGGCCGTCCCGCCGCTATCCGAAAGGAGCTCGTTGGACAGGTCGACATGCGTCATCAGCTTGCGCGCCGGAACCTCGATCTGGCCGAAGGGCACCGTCGACTCCTCGCTGTCCTCGGCCTCACCCTCCCACTGCGCATTCGTCACGCCGGTGCGCTTGGGGTACTTGATCGAGGGCGCCGTGATGCTGCGCACGCTGGCGATGGAGCGGATCGGCGAGGTCTCCACGAGGTTGCGGATGAACTCGGTCGACATCTCGGCCGGCGCGATGTAGCCGCCCTGCTCGTCGTTCGAGACCGTCATCGACTTGCGGTCTCCCTCGGAGATGCTGTCGCCCCGACGCAGGTAGAGGCCGAAAGCCTTGCGCTCGGCCGCTGCCACCTCGTCCTGGTCAGCACCACCGCCCTTGGCGCGGTTCGCCTTGGCCTCGAGCCTGTCGAGCCGCTCGACCAGCTTCGTCGTGTCGGCCTTTTTCTCGATCTCGGAGATCCGCGTGTCGACGGTCCTGGTCAGATCCTCGATCGCCTTGGTGACGATGTCGTTGGGATCGTCGGTACCGCCATCCTTGAGGGTCAGGGCCGTGCCGCCGTGCAGCTCGGTCTTCGTCATGTGCCGCATCGTTACCTCCGTGCGAGCTGCGCCGTGGCGCGTTGCAGTTGAGCGGCGAGCGTCAGCGCGCGCACCGCGGTCTTGGCCGAGGTCACCCGTGCGCCCGGGTGCATCGGGATCGTCACGAGGCTCGCCTCGAGGAGCTCGAGCTCGGTGATCGTCCGGCCGCCGCGCGGACGCGGCGTGGCCTTCTTCGTCCGGAAGCCGATGGAAATACCGCGCACCGCGCCGGCGCGGACCAGGGCGCGGACCTCCCGCGCACGGGGCACCTCCTCCACCAGGAGTCGCCCCTTCAGGCGCAGGCCCTCGATCTCGTCGTCCGCGCTTGCCCACGTGCCCACCGGGTCGTTCTGGTCGTGGCCGAAGAGCATCGGCAGCGGCAGTTGGGCTCCTGCAAAGGCACCCTTTTCGATCACGTCGCCGATCCGGTCGGGCTCGGCGTATTTCCAGGCGATTCCCTCGATTGTGCCGTCATCGGCGGCGTCGAGCTTTGTCTCGATGTAGATCCGGTCCATCAGCCCTCCCCCCGAAACGCGGCGCGGTCCCCGGCCCAGGCATCGACCTGTGCCTGGACCCATTTCGCGGCCTTGAGGAAGCGGACCACGTTGGCATGGGTGAATGGCACGTCCTGCCCGTCCTCCATGATTTCCCAGGCAAGGACGCAGCGGGCGAGCGTGTCGATCCGCGCCGCTTCGCGCACCTCGGCGGAGACGCGGCCGTCCTCGCCCGCCCGCTCCGCCAGCGTGTCGGCCAAGTGGAGCTGCGCGCGGTTCTGGGTCGCGCTGTCCGGCCCCGCGATCCGCAGGCGGATGCCCGTCAGCTTGCCGGTTACGGGATCGGCCAGGTCGAACCATCGGCCCCGCTCCTGGTCGGCCGAGAAGGCGAGGATGTCGTCAAGCATCATCGGCTGCACCTCCGGATCCCGCCGGGGCGGCGGAAATGTTCGGGTTGAGGAACACGTTGCCGCCCTCGCGCGGCGGCAGGCCGAGCCAATCACGGCCTTCGTTGGCGTTGATGACCTGCGCCGCGATGAGCGATCCGATCACCGTGGAGCGGGTCCCGAGATCGGCGCGGGTCAGGTCGTCGCGGTCGAAGCGGATCACGTGGTCCGCGCGCTCCGCGTCGGTGAAGAGCGCGCGGCGGAGCGCGCCCTCGGTGGCCCGTAGCCAGGGCTCGAGGGTGTAGCTCAGGAACTCGCGGCCCATCTGTTCCGTGTTCGACCAGGTCGCACGGTCGTGGTCGTAGAGCATCGAGGGCGGCACCCGGAAGGCGCGCGCGATCTCGAGGATCTGGAACTTGCGGTTCTCCAGGAACTGCGCGTCGGTCGACGCAAGCGTGAATGGCTTGAACTCGGCCCCGTCGTACAGGATTGCGGTGTAGCCGTTTGCGTCGTCGCCCTCATGGGTCGCGCGCCATGCGGCGCGGGCCTTCTTCACGGCCTCCTCGCCCATGCCCTTGGGGAACATCAGCGCCCCGGAGGGCCGCGCGCCGCGGCCGAAGAGCCGGGCGGCATGCGTGTCGAGCGACATGGCCACGCCGATCGCGTTCATGGCAAGGCTCAGCGGCGAGCGACCGAACGGGCTGCGAAGGTGGATCATGGCGCTGGCCGGTACCGGACGCGCGTCGATCTTGTAGCTCGGCTCGCCCGTCGTGCCGTCGAACTGGATGTCGATGACGCCTCGGCGGTATCGGATGATCTCCGCGACGCGGCCGTCGTCGAGGCGGTTGACGTAGGCCACGCCGCCCTTGTCGTCCGAGAGGGCGTCGATCACCAGGTCGCGGATCAGGCTGAACCCGTCCGTCCAGTCGTTCGCCTGGTCGCGCAGGAGCGGCAGGACCGGGTGGCGTGGCACGTCGACCTCGGTGCCATCGGCCTCGATGCGCTTGACCGCGACGTCGAGCGTGGCCACGGCCTCCGAGATCACGCGGATCGCGGAACTCACCGCCGGCACGCGCAGCGCGCTGTCCGGCGTGACGGCAACGCCCCCTCCGGCGGTCGGGACCAGGCCGAAGAGCGCGTAGAGGTCGTCGCCCGGCTCGGCGAGCCCCTTCTCCTCGATCTTCGGTTTGCGCGTAAATGGCCACATGGCCCGAGACTCTCCCCGTATTTTCCGTTCCACCAGCTAGTTAATCGTTGGTTTCCGTTGGTTTCCGTTGGTTTTCATGGCCATCGAAAACCCTATTTCGGCCCGATCTCGCGCGTTTGTCCCCGCGCCGGTCCCCAAGAGCGCCCGAAAGTTCGGGACCACCCCCGGTCCGGTGGCCTACGCCCCGCCCATCTCCTCGATGCCGTTGCGGGCCTGCGCCTTCGCCGCCTCGATGATGATCGGCCGGGCGTCCGCCATGAACTTGAGGTCGCTCGTCGGGGCCACGACGTTCAACTCGCCGCGGTCGCGCACCAGGCGCAGGCCTCGTGCCCGGATCGGCCACATCACGAGCGTGAACGTGGCGAGTAGCTCGACCCCTTCCCGGAGCCCCCTCGGCGGCACGCACAGCGCCATGTCCACGATCTTCGGCTTGAACTCGTCGCTCACGGCTGCGCCCTCCTGTTGCGTTTCGACCTGAGCCAGGCGTTAAGCTCGGAGCGCAGGGCGAAGTAGGTCTTACCGTCTGGCCGGAAGATCGGCGAATGATCGAGCTCGGCGATCCGACGGGCCTTGTCGACGCCGACGCCCAGGGCGGCGGCGATGTTGGTGAGGCCCCAGATCTTCTCGGGACCGGCGGTGATCGCGTCGAAGCGCCACGGATCGAGCGGCGGCTTGGTCTCAGACATCGCGCGCCTCCTGTCCGTTGAGCGACGAGCTACGTGCGGTTCGATCAGGCACGTCCGGATCGAAGCTCGGGATGCCCGCGTTGCGGAGCTGATCACGGCTGACCAGACCGCGCGCCAGAATCTCGCGGGCCACACCCGCGCTCACCGCCGAGGGCGGGACGTACCGGTCGGACCGGATCTTCTCAGCCCAGAAAGCTGCCAGATCCACGGGCGCTTTCGCCGCGGTGGAGGGCTCGCGGGTCTCACCTCGCACCTCGCGCCACCGCTCGTCTGCGAGCCAATTCTCAGCCTTGGCGACGTACTGGGTTGACGTGCCCCGCTTCTCGTCACGGTACGCTTTCGCCGCTGCGACCAGCTCGCCAGCATCAGCGCCTCGCTCAATCGCTCGCACCCATGCCTTCTCGGCAAGTGCGCGGTTGGGGACACGAGGATGCGCTTCGACGAAGTCCTCGAAACGGTCCCGCTCCTCGCGCGCGCACGCGCGTTGGTTTTCTTCTCTTTTGGTCTTCTTATCTCTTGGTCTTCTTATGGGGCCTGAAAACCCGGCTGTCGGTTTTTCAGGCTGTCGGTTTTTCAGGCCCTCGGTGGCACCGACAACCGGGTTTTCAGGCGGTCGGCCGGGAACGTCGCAGATCAACCATGTGGACCCCTGGACAAGACCGCCCTCATCCCGAAGCGGCACGCGCATCACGTACCCCGCGTCGTTAAGTTCGCGCATGATCCGCTGGAACTTGTCGCGGCCGACGCCGGCCATCTGCATCAGGTGGTCGCGCTGGAATATCCAGTCGTCCGAATAGGTCATCAGGAGCGCCAGCATGCCGCGCGCCTCGATGCTCACTTGGTCATCCCGCATCGCCACGTTCGGAATCGCGGCGTACTGGCGGTTCTGTCGCGCGGCTCGGTGCCTCATGGCGCCACCCCCGCAGCGTGTCCCATCCCGCGCCGTAACCCATTGATCCGCTTAGGCGCAAAATGCAGCGACGTTACCCGCTCAGGCTCTTGATTTTCCTGAGATTTTCTATCGCCCTTAGCGTCCTGCCGGGGTCACCAAAGGATCACCGCAGATTGACGAAATCACTAAACACATGACGTTCCTGCATCATCGTGTCCCACGGTGTGATGTAGGACCGTTGTGTTTCGGAGCGGTCATTGCTGCCAGGAGAATCTTTGCCCGCACGGCCCAACCAAGGCCACGATCCTTCCTCGACTTTCCCAGCTGTTGTGCAGGGCCTTCCGCGAGTGGCCCGACCGACTGAGGAGACGAATTCCAGCTCGACCCCGGCCCGGCCGAGATGATGGGCCAGCGGGCGACGGTCATGGCCAGTCGCCTTGAACCCGGCCCGCACGGGCGCTCGAAGTCTTCGGTCTCCTTGGCGGTGTTGAACACCTCGGGAGAATGGCTCCATCGGGTCATTCAACGGCCTGCGCGACGAACTCCCTAACAAGGAGGAGTGCGACACGCCGCCCGACATTTCGCGGAAGCTGCAAAGATCGAACCGTACCCAATGATGAAGCACGACGGCGACCGGTTCGGTAAAATCCTTGCGGACCGTGGGACTGGCCGCTCACATCCCGGTCCAACCCGGCGCGGGCGGACGAACCTCGCCAACCATGACTGGGACCCCTGCAAGCAGCATCGCCGTATCGAAAGCCTGGTCGCCCGTTTCAAGGAGTGGCTTGGCGCCGCCATCCGCTTCGAAAATGCGTCGAGGTCTTCTCCTCAAGCTTCAGCGAAGTGGTCGGCATGTGCCAGTAACGCATTCCGACCAAAGGAGGTTGGAACGGCGAGCAGTCTTCTTGCTTCATCGGTGATGCGCCTTGCGGCTCAGCCGAGCCAGAATATCGGCCCGAGCCCGAGCGCGGGCGGCCGTTTCCTTTAGCCCGGCGAGTTCCGCTTCGGTGTGGGCGAGCGAAAGATACCGACCCGCTTGCGCCCTTCTGACATCCTCGCTGCGCGCGCTCAAATATGCGGCGGTGCTCAACGGTGCATCGTCAGAAGCCATGGCGTCGACAGCGACGCGAAGCTCCTGCCGAGTCTCCGCCAGCGCTCGGATTTCTTCTTTCAGCTTGGAGGCCTCCCGCTGATGAGCAACGAGAGGCTGGCGCGCAATCTCGGCCCGTAGCTCGGCCAATGACGCCAGAAGGCGCAGGTTGTCGCGAGAATGCGCGCGGATCTTCGCACGCGCCACCGGTCCCGAACCATGAAGCGTCATGGCCGCGCTCTTGCACGCCGCCGTATCGCGTCGGCGAACCGGATAGCAGCAGCAACGGCCCGGTAGTGGTCAGGTTGAATGCTGCTGCCGATGTCTACTGTTGCATGGAGGAGGCGCGCTGTCGGCGGGTCGGAAAAAATGGGGACGCCAGCCTCGACCCCGGCGCTGCGGATTCGCGCAGCGACTTCATCGACGCCCTTGGCGACACAAACGGGCACTTGGCCGCGGCTTCGGTCCCACTTCAGCGCTACGGCATAGTGTGTCGGGTTCACGACAATCACATCGGCCGTCGGCACGTCGTTCATCATCCGATTGGACGCAAGGGCTTGCGCGCGTTGCCGTCGCTCCTGCTTGAATGTGGGATCGCCCTCGGACGACTTGCTCTCGTCCCGCAATTCCTCGCGCGTCATGCGATTGCGCCGCTGAAGCTGGGCCAATTCCCATGACCAGTCTATTGCACCGATCAAAAGACTGAGTGCGGCGACCACTGCAATGAACTCGAGGGACACCTGGCCGATGAGCCCAAGGATCTGGCCCGGCTCCGCTTGAATCGAACCAAGGATGACGTCGGCACGGGCCCAGAGGAAAGCGGCGAGCAGGAAGGAGACAATTATCAGTTTGACCGAGGATTTGGCGAACTGGAACAAACCCTCCAAACCGAATTTCTGTTTCGCGTTGGAAATTGGCGAGATCCGAGACAGTTTCGGCTCGATCTTGGAGGGCGCGAAGACAATGCCGCGCTGCGCGATCAGGGCGAGGACGAGCAGTACGGCCGGCACAGCCATTACCGCGGCCGCGAAAAGGAGTGGCGGCATGAACACCGCGGTCGCCACCGGGAAGGAGC